ACGTAAGTATCGTGCTATCAAGTCTAACTTGAAGTTCTATGCTGGTACAGACGCATTCCAGGGAATCGTTAAGAATAACGGTACTCTAGCAGACGCAGTTGCTGAAGCATTTGCTTCACAAGCTGGCGGAACTCCAATGAATCGTCAAGCATACCTTGATGGTGGAGCACAGACATTCGGTGGAGCACGTACAACACGTGTTCTCGGAATTGACGTACAAGAAGTTCCTTACTACCCTGCAGGATATGTTGACTTGACATTCCCACAGAACCGTGTATGGGGATTCCAGCGTGACATCACTGTTAACCGTGAATACAAGCCAAAGAAGGATACTGTAGAATACACAGTCTTCGTTCGCTTCGGTATTACATGGGAAGAGCAAGATGCTATCGCATACGCTGATGCTGCATCAGATGCATAATCTGTAAACAGTAAAAATTTTAGGGGGAGTAGGAGTTAATTCTCTTACTCCCCTTATTAACTTATAATGATATAATACTATTTAGGAGGAAATAATGGAAAATATAAATGAAAATTCAACTGTAGAAGAAAATATTGAAACTCCAGTTGTTGAAGAAGTACCAGAGGTTGTTGAAGCCCCTGTAGTTAATGAACCAGTAATTGAAGCACCTGTTGCAGAAGAGCCAATTATTGAACAAGCACCAACAGCAATTGATACATCAGATTTTGGAAAATCAAGTTCTGAGCCACAAGCAGTTGGTCAAGTAGATAGTGGTGCAATTGGAGTTACAGCAGCACCAGCATCACCAAAACCATCCAAGAAATCAAAGATCGATCCAAATGAAGAAACAGTTGCAGTTAAGTCAACAAAAAATGTTTCATGGCCAGGAGTCGGTAAAGTTTATGTTGGAATCAACATTGTGACAAAGAGTGCTGCTGATCAGTGGGTAACTCGTTCACATATTACACTTGCCACACCTGAAGAAGTTGCTAAGGAATTTGGTAAGTAATTCATGGAGATATTGAGAGTTCCGCCATATGATGATATTCTTGTAAGATTTGTTGTCCCAACAGGTTATACTGATGCAGACATCTATGCAAGAGTAACAGATATGGCGGATCTTTCATTCCAAGTCTTAGAATTTTTAGAATGGTCTACAGGAGATAATATAGATATATATCTTCCAGGAAGATACGACAATGACTACAGAGTAGAGATTTTTACGATTGGCGAGTCCGAGAGTGAAGAATTAATTCACGAAGAATACTATGAACTAATCCGACCATATGTAGACCCAAACACATTAGGAACAACGGCATCAGAAATTGCTGAATACACAACATTAGAATTAGTAGCAAGATCAATTATAGATACTTTTGTTCCAGAAGGTTTTTATAATAAAAAAATAACAGTAGTTGGTACTGGAAATGGAACAGATTACTTTTCTTTGTGGAACAAAGTTTATAGAGTATTTAAAGTATACGAGAATAACGAACTAGTTTATGACAGATCGACTCCAGATACTAATGAGTATGAATATATAATTACAGCAGATAAAACAGCTATACAAAAAGTAGTCGTTGGCGGATTAAACCGATATGAATCAACTGGGCCAAACCTTATTTCCGCAAGAGGAGATCTTGGATACTACGGCTATGATGGTGTTGCGTTTCCACAAGGATATGACTATACTTTTGTTGTTGATCAAGGCTATCTAACAGTTCCAGCGGACATTGAATATGCCTCAAAACTTTTGCTTGAAGATTTGAAATGTGGCAAGTTAGATTACTATAAGAGATATGTCACAGCATACAATACAGATCAGTTTAGAATTCAGTTTGACAAGACAATGTTTGATGGTACTGGTAACTTCTTGGTAGATAAGATACTGGAGAAGTATATTAAAACCATTACCAAACCAGGGATAATTTAATGATATGCGAAGAGCCAGATTTTATATTCCCAATGCAAGCAGATATTTACTATCCAATTGTTGAACAAGGCGCATATGGTAATGTTAAGAAGCAGTGGATTTTAGATAAAACAATTGCAGGCAGCTTTGCCTCAGCTGGATCAGCATTTAAAGAAGAAGTGACTCCCAATGTAAACATTACTCAAGAGTCTTTGCTTCTCGGTAGAGTTAAAACAGATATTAGAATTTCAAGTCATGATTCAAAAAATTCAATTACAAATATTATTGTTACAAATATTCGTGATAAAAATTGTAATGAAATCTATGTTGAAACTTCTGGCGTAAGATCTGGAAAGCCCACTATCTTTGAAGTAGCTACAGTAGAGCCTTTTGTAGGGCCTTTTGGTGGAGTAGAATATTATAAGATTGTTATACGTCGCTCTGAAAATCAGGCAGTAGACCTATGAAACTAACAATGAACAATAAATTATTTATGAAAGATATGAACAATATTATGGAGTATTCTTTTGGATTTTTAGAAGGAGTTCAAAGAGGTAAAACCGTTTTATACAAAACTTTGGGTCCACAAATTGCAGAGATGGCTTCCAACTTTATTGACTCTAACGCAAGAATGAATCCAGAAAACCTACACCATGTTTATGAATGGTATAGGACTGGTAGCCCAGACGCAAGACTATTTGACATTGATTATGTTGTTAGTAATTTAGGAATTACGTTTAACAGTAAGTTTAAACAATCAACCACGATTAAGGATGGCTCTTATGTGCCATTCTACAATAAAGCAACAATTATGGAGAGTGGAGCACCAGTAGTAATTATGCCTAAGAAAGCCAATGCTTTAAGGTTTGAAATTGATGGAGAGGCTATTTATACAAAAAATCCAGTGACTGTAGATAATCCTGGTGGTAACTCAGCAGGTCAATTTGAGAATGTGGTTGATATGTTTTTTAATGTATATTTTAGGCAAACATTTTTAAGAGTTACGGGATTAGATAAACACTTTAAGAATCCATCAGTATTTAAAAGAAATATTAAAAGAGGAAAAAGTCAAGGCCGTTCGGCAGGAATTCAAACAGGATTCCAATGGGTTGCAAATGCGGGGGTATTAGGATAATGGCAAACAACGATCTATTAAACACACCAGTCTTGTGGATTAACAAATATCTACAGAGTCAGATTCAGCTGGTAGCTGATATTGAAACACCCTTTTTCCCATCTACACCTTCTACCATCAATGATTTAACTCAGTATTTCCCAGATGGCGGAGTGATGGCTACTTGGGATAGATTGATTAAAATGAATAAAAAAGGTTTCCCACATATAAAGTGTGAGCAACTATTATATTATTTTTATGCTACCGCAGAAAATACAGTATTGAATATGATTAAAACTCAGGAAGCAGTTTTAAGATTAATGGATAGATTTGATGAAACAGCAGAAGAAATTAACGCATGGTGTGCAAATAGACAAATACAGTTAGACGATGGATCCGTCATAGATAACATGTTCTATTTTCACAATTTTAAAGTCTATCAACTGGAAGAAACCAGAGACATCATTGATTTTGGAACGGCAAGGACTTACGGTGGGAATAAGATAATCATAGATTTTGACTACCACCAAATGCCAGACTTAATTAACACAGAAGGACCAGAGAGCCGTTTGGCTACTAAAATAATTATATAAAACCCGTGTTATACTTTATATGAGGAAACACGCCCACAATTTAATACAATCGAAAGAGGTGGAAAATTATGGCATATTCAAGAGGCGACAGTACTAACATTATCGTTGGTGCAGCAGCACTTTTTACATATAATGAAGGCGTCCTAACAGATGCCGACCTTCCAGCGTATGCAGATGGAAAATCTTTTAAAGATTCTCTATCTGGTTATGCAGGACAGGCAGCGGGAGATGCTACAAAAGCAGCAGACTTCCGTAACGTTGGTTACACAATGAACGGTTTGGAAATTCAATTCCAGCCAGATTTCGGCGAAGTTGCTGTAGATCAGGTTCTTGACGTAGCAAAGTTGTTCAAGCAAGGTATGCAGGTTAACCTAAATACTACATTTGCTGAATCAACATTAGAAAATCTTTTGTTTGCAATTGCAGGCAAGGGTGACGAATCAGCTAACCCAGATCTAACAACAGTTGCAGGAAATCCAACACTTAACCTTTCAGCAGGAGACATCGGAGAATGTCCAGTTGAGCGTGGTTTGGTAGCAGTAGGTCCAGGTACAGGTGACTGTTCAATCGGATCTGAATTGGAAAGAATTTATGTTGCATACCGTGCACTCTCAATTGAGAATGTTTCAGTATCAGCAAAGCGTGATGAAGCAACAATGTTTGAAGTTTCATTCCGTCTACTTCCAAATGATGATGCATCATACGGTAAGATCGTAGATCGCACAATTCCAGCAGCATCATAATACAACTTAATAATACAAGGTTGCCCTTCATTTTCGGATGCGGGGCAATTTTGTTTTTGGTATACTATATTAATGGCAACAACAATATATGATAGTGAATTAATAACATTAGTCGATGGCACACAAATTTACCTAACCCCATTAAAAATAAAGTATTTAAGACAGTTTATGATAGCTTTTGAAGATGTAAAAAAGACTGGAAATGATATAGATGCTATTGCCAGCCTTGTTGAATGTGCCAGAATAGCAATGCAGCAATACCTTCCAAGAATTAAAACAGTTGAAGAGTTAGAGGATATTGTTAATATGCCTAACATTTATAAAATTTTAGATATAGCAGCGGGAATTAAAATAAATAGTAAATCAGAAGAACCAGTCAAACAGCAAGCAGTAGAAAGTGGATCTTCCTGGGACACCCTTGATTTAGCAGCACTAGAATCAGAGTTATTTTTGCTGGGGATTTGGAAAGACTACGAAGAATTAGAAGAGTCATTAAGTATGCCAGAATTAACAGCAACCTTAAATATTAAAAGAGATTCAGATTACAATGATAAAAAGTTTATGGCAGCAATGCAGGGTGTAGATTTAGATAAAGAAAGTGGTAAAAGTAATAAAAATGCTTGGGAAGAAATGAAGGCCAGAGTATATAGTGGTGGTATGGCTGCCAACGCAAATGATGTTTTAGCCCTTCAAGGAGTCAATGCACAGAAGGCTGGTTTTGGTATCGGCATGGGCTTAAGTTATGAAAGAATTGATTAAGAAATAAGCTCCTCTGTGGTATAATTAATTTACTAATATAGGAGGATACACATGGCAACTAAGCCACTAGAACCAAATCAAGTACTATTCCTTGACGGAACAATTGTAACAGCAGGTCCACTTAAGATTTCTTTGTTGAGACCATTCATGAATAAGTTCCAGGAACTAAATACAGTATCAGAAAATAACGATCAATCAATGGATATCTTGCTAGATTGCGTACTAATTGCAATGAAGCAATACAAGCCAGATCTAGCAGAAGATAGAGCAAAGTTAGAAGATATTATTGATCTTCCAACAGTATACAAGATTGTGGATATTGCTTCTGGAGTTCCGACTACGGACCCAACAGCAATTGTTAATGCTTTAGGCAAGTAAATGAAAAGGCGGTGTCGTGAATAGTGTCAGATATAAACTCCAATATACGGATTGAATTTGACACTGGCACGGCGCTTGCTCAGCTTCGTAATCTACAAGCGGGGCTTTCTAAATTCCATCAAACTTTAGCTGAAGGAAATCTAGCTGCAGCAAATGCCCAAAAGGGTTTAACTGCAAGCATGATCCAGTCCATCAATGCTACTGGAAAATTTTCAGCAAGTCAAAAAACTGTAGCAACAAGTACTCAAGCATTTACAACTGCGCTTGAAAAAAATCAGTTAAGCATGAAGGAATATTTTAGATATTCCGCAGCAGCTGCTACAGCAAACACAAAGTTATTAACAAAAGCCTTTGCAGCTGAGCGTGAAATTCTTAACCGTGCTCGTAGAGATAGAGTTAAAGCACTTCAGTCACAATATATTCAACTAAACGGTGCGACAGGTGCTTTTGCTAAGACAATTCAAGTCATGCCAAAAAGCCTTGCAATGGTTAATGGAAAGTTTACTGAGCTTGGAACTAGAATTCAATATGCTGCTCAAAGGCAACAGTTCTTAAATCAGTTACTAAAACAAGGCTCCACTCAGCTTCTTAACTTTGGTAAGAATATGCAGTGGGCTGGTCGTCAGTTGATGGTTGGTCTAACGATGCCACTTGGAATGTTGGCGGGAGCTGCAGCAAAAGCATTTAGAGAATTAGAAAAAGAAACAGTAGCATTTAGACGTGTTTATGGAGACATGTTTACAAGCGATGCTGAGACAGATGCTGCTATTGAAAATATTAAAAAGATTGGTATGGAATATACTAAATTTGGTATTGCTGTAAAAGATACAATGAACATGGCAGCAAGTGCTGCAGCAGCAGGTTTTTCTGGAACAGCATTAGAAAATCAAGTTAAACAAGCAAATAAGCTTTCAGTACTTGGTCAGATTGATCAACAAAAAGCACTTGAAACAACTATCTCTTTACAGAACGCCTTTGGTATTTCATCTGACGAACTAGCAAAGAAGATTAACTTTCTTAACGCAGTAGAAAACCAAACAGTTGTATCTCTTGATGACATCACAACCGCAATTCCAAAAGTAGCACCAGTAATTAAACAACTTGGTGGATCAGTAGAAGACCTTGCGTTCTTCCTGACCGCAATGGAAGAAGGTGGAATAAACGCATCTGAAGGTGCTAACGCACTGAAGTCTGGTTTAGCAGCTTTAATTAATCCAGGGGATAAAGCAACAGCAATGCTTGCTGGCCTAGGAATTAATATTAAGGGTATTGTTGAAGGAAACGCAGGAGATCTTAAAGGAACAGTAGTTGGCTTTGCTCGTGCACTTGATACACTTGCTCCACTTCAAAGAGCAAGAGCCATTGAGCAGCTATTTGGAAAATTCCAATTTGCTCGTCTATCTACACTATTTCAAAACGTAACAAAGGATGGATCTCAAGCAAGTAGAACATTGCAGTTAGCAGGAGCATCTGTTGAAGAGCTTTCAATTTTGTCACAACGAGAAATGAGCAAGGTTGAAGATTCAGTAGGGGTAAAATTCCAAAAAGCAATTGAGCAATTCAAAGTTACATTAATGCCAATTGGAAAACAATTCTTAGAAGCAGTTACACCTGTTGTTGAATTTTTTGGAAAGATGCTTGAAAAGTTTAATGGCTTGGGAGATGGAACTAAAAAGGTTATTGGTATTTTAGTTGCTGCTTTAGGTTTTATTGGCCCAGCTGCTTTGATGGCATTTGGTTTGCTTGCTAACGGTGCAGCAAACGTAATTAAGTTTTTTGCTATGCTTCGTGGTGGAATTGCAAAATTAAATGGACAAACAAATGTTCTTGGTGCTGGATTTGACTATTTGACACAACAAGAAACTGAAAACCTTGCACAATCAAATGCTCTCCACACTTCTCATCAAAGATTAATCTCAGTCTTTAATGTAGAAAAAGGTTCTTTAGACTCTTTAGCATCTTCATATGCCAATGCAGCAACACAGGCTAGAAGCCTTGCTACAAGCTCTCCAGGACTGTTTGCAGCCCCTGGCGCAGCTTCAGCGGTAAGTAAGCTACCTAAGACTAGAAAGTACGCAGATGGTGTTTTATCCGTTCCAGGCCCAAAGGGTGCGGGAGACATTCAGCCAGCAATGCTATCCCCAGGCGAGTCGGTAATTCCAACAAAGCAGTCTCAAAAGCATCGTGGCTTAATTAAAGCAATTATGGCAGATAACATTCCAGGTCATATTAAAGGAAGACTAGGATCATCAGCAAAAAATTCTAAAGTTGATCAATCAAAAGCTTTGCTTAATTCATCTGGAAGACTTGCATCTAATACTTTAATTAGAAATCTAACTCCACAACAAAAAGAAGCGTATGATAAAACAACAAAAACATTAAGAACTTATAGTGATGACAAAGACGCAAACTTGGCAATTGATAATGCTCTAAAGGCGGGAGTTCCAAAACAATTATTAGGAAAATCTTTAATAAAACTATGGAAAGATGGTTATTATCCTATAACCAGTCTTAAAAAATATAATTCTTTAACTAAATCTTTAGCTACAAAAGAGTCTGGAACTTTCTTCAGAGGAACAGGAGTGTCTGGTAAGCAATATTTGCAGAACAAGATGGGAGGCTTACCACCAGAAATATCTGGTGAAATTTATCAAATTTTAAAAACTTTAAAAGGTGCTGACCAAGCCCAAGCATTAAGTAAATTTGTTGGAAAACCATTTAAGATGCGAACATCTTCTTGGAGCACTGAGGAATCTATTGCAGGAGGCTTTGCAAAAAATACAAGAGAACGAGCAGTAAGTAAAAAAGATGTTGTGCCATTTACAATTAAAACATCTTTTAAGGACCAAGATGTAATTCCAGTACACTCGCTATTTAAAAATATGTATAGTCAAAAAGGTGTTCCAGAATCTGAACGAATGTTTGGTGGTAATTTTGTAATAACTGGAATTAATTCTAAGGGTGTGACTGTTGAAAGAGTTGCTGGATTTGAAAAAGGCACATTCTCAGTTCCAGGATCAAAGGGTGCAGGAGATGTTACACCAGCAATGCTTTCCCCAGGTGAATCAGTTATTCCAACCAAGCAATCTGAAAAACATCGTGGTTTGATTAAAAGTATTATATCGGATAACATTCCAGGACATATGGCTGGAAGAATTGGCAAGATAAAACCACAGTCTTCACGAGAGCCACTATTCCTTGGAATGCCAAAGACACTTAAAGAAACCAATATTAGAATAGCAAATCAAAAAATGTTGGACGACATAGATCGTTCAATTAGAAATGGTCCATTAGGAGCATTAGAGCCTTCAAACTTTGGAAAGCTAGTTACAGAAACAACAGGTCACAGCTTCCCAATTCCAGGTGTTGGCGGTATTTACGAAAAGGGTGGCAAGCAACTATTTGTTAAACCAGTAACAGATATTGATGCTGCCAGAGCAGAATTGTTATCAACATCAGCATTTACTCCTGCTCATAACCTAATTGCACCAAAACAAGAATTAAGAACAATGTTAGATCCAACAGATCCAAAAGGAAAAAGAAGAATAGCAGTTCTTGTATCTCCTTATGATGCTAAGTTTGCAAATCCAGATGGTAAATTTACTCAACAACAAATGGCTGATCAGCTTTATGCTTCATCTTTAAGAGGTGATAAAGATTTACAGACAGCAAATGTTTCTGGCAATATGGTTATTGATGCAGGAACTTCGTATGCGTATGACAAGGCTTCAGGATTAAGAACACAATCAGATTCTCTTAAGTCAGTATTAGAACAAGCGCATATAAATACACTTGGAGTTAAAGGTGGTGCCAGAAGAGCGTTTGCAGATGCTGTTTCACCAATAGCACAAAAAATGACGGCAGATGAATTCCATATTCTTATGTCTGGCACTGTAACAGCTCATAATGCAAGACTGGCACAAACTTTAGCAACAACTAAATTAACTGCAGCAGAAAAAGAATTTTATGCTAAAAATATTTTAGCTAGAGGTAAAGAGGCTGAAGACATTGATTGGAGACAAATTCACGCTAACCTTGTTAATCTTGAAGCTGCTCCTAAAAAGAAAGAGCTTACCGCTGCAGCAATAGCTAAGAAATTTGAAGAGCAACTATTAAAAAAGCGTCAATCAGGACATGCCAATGAAGACTTCTACGTTCAACCTTTTGATGATGGAACTGGTGGAGTTGGAAAATCAAAAGCATCTTTAGATAGAATTAAAGCTTTACCAATAATTGATAGTCAAAGCCAACAAGAACAGCATAGAATTTTTCAATGGGCTGAAGATCAAATGTCTGGTCCTGACATTAGACCTGAAGCAAAAGCAAAATGGGAAAAAAGTAAGGTTAAGTGGAAAGAAAGTATTGCTAAGTACCTTACCTATGATCCAGCAACAGGACTTTACTACACAGGTAAAGAAGGAGAACGTGGCACACCTAGAGAGCATCTTGAAAAAGCATTAAGGTATAACTTAGGAATTGATCCAGCAACAACACCAAAAAGAAAAGGCCAATTTGCAAGCCTAAGTGATACAGCCACAGGAAGTCATGCTTTAGAAAAAATATCAATTGGTGGGGCAACAAAAGGTGGCGGTGGAGTTGCTACTAATAACCCAGGAGCAAAAGCACTACTCGATGAAATTAGATTAGAAACTGAAGCTAGAAATAAAGCACTAGGCGCAAGTGGAGAAACTACCAAGATAACAGAATATTTAAAATCAAAATATCCAGATGCTACTGCTGGTCAGATAAACAGAATTTTACAGTTAGAAGCTGCACATATTGAGCCAGGTAAAGCTGCACAAGGAGAACAGTCAATAGCAAGAAGTAAAGATAAATGGATTAATGGTCAAGCATGGGATGACTTTGGTGGCGTAAATCAGTACATGCTAAATGATAAAAAGCACCAAAGAATTCTTGACTGGGATAAATCTTTTGCAGAAAGCCCATTAGGATTAAATGATAAAAGAAGATCTGAGTATCAAAAAGCAGCTGACTTTATGGCTTCAGGAAGACACCCTTCAACTGCGGAAGAAGCAAAGCTAGTAAGGGATGCAGCACAACTTGAATTATTAGCCATTGAAGCAGAGGAAAAAAGCAAAAAAGAAACTGGGAAAAAACCAAAAGGATTTAGCAAGTACAAGTTAAACCTTAATAAATTATCAGCAGACGCAGCAAGATTTATTCTTGATGGAAGATTAGGACCAAACTCTAGTTTCTATGACGATCTATTAACACAAAAAAAGATAGTCAACTTAGATACAAACACTAGAACTGGTCAAATTTCTGTTGGTAAGGGAGAAGGAATAATTCCTGCAGACACTAAGCCAGGATCTAAGGTTAAGCCTAAAAAAGTAACAGGACAAAACTCAACTCCTAGACCTTTTGGATCAACCACAACTGGTCCATCTGGTGAAAGAGTTCCTAAAAACCCTGGATTAGTTGCTTCACGACAAACAATGAGGTTTATTGGAAAAGATAAGGGAGATTTAACATTTAGAAATGATCCCACATATAGCCCAGCATTTACTGAAGCATCTGATTTAAGTAAAAACTCTCAAAGAAATGTTAATAAACTTGTTAATGAACACATTGCTAATCTAAAGAAAACAAACACCTTAAGTAAAGATGACATTAGAGCTAAAGCTGATAACTACAGAAGATATCTTATAGCAGATAGATTAGAAAAAGCTAATCAAGCAGAGTATGCTAAGACTGCACCAGCCCGTGCAAAATTAGCAGCACAGAGTCTTAAAAAAGAACAGGCTAATGCTCGTAAAGAAAGAGTTGGAAGGTTTTCTGGAGGTGCATCAGCTGCCGTTGGTGGCTTAGGTATGGCTGCAATGATGGGTGGTGCAGATCAAAAGGTGACAACTGGACTGTTTGCAGCATCAGCAGTTGCTGGCTTGGCCCCAATGCTTATGAATCCATATGTAGCTGCTGGAGCAGCAGTATTAGCAGTTGCTGGATCTTTCTGGTATGCAAACAAAAAAATAAAAGAAGCTGCAGAAAATCAATCTAGATTTGTTGATTTAACAAGAGCCACAACAGAAAAGATGAAAACCATTGGCGAAATGAATCAAAAAGTCGGCGCAGCTGAGATTATGGCTGCAAAAAGAAAAGCTGGTACTGCAAACCGTTACACTGAAGGTTTTGACAGAGGTAAGCAACAGTACGGTGCAACTTTTCTTGGGACTGATCCAGGTAAAGAAATGCAAGACACTTTTTCAAAGCAACTTGCTAAAGGAGGAGATCAGGCCATTAAGCAAATGGCACTAAACCTTGGAACTTATGTTTCAGATGGTATTATGTCTGCACAGCAAGCATACAGTATTGCACAACAAATTGGTCAAGACATGGGAAATTTAACAATTAGCTCTCAAATAACTGGAGAACTAATAAGTTTAATTGGCCCAGATGGAAAAGACATTTTAACTAATCCTATAGGTGTAAGAGTTAAGATTGTACAAGACTCAAGAGCACAAAGCCAACCTACAAGAGAAACTCTTGAAAAAAGCCCTACTTCGACATGGTCTATTTCCGACATTCCAATGGGAGAAACATCAACAAAACAAACAAGGGACTTGTCAGCAGCCTTAGCAGCATCAAATGTTCAAGACTTAGAGTTAGCACAAGCAGTACAAGACTCTTTAGAGTTACAGTTAACAAAAGAAATTGAAAAATTAAAAGTTCAAAAAGCAGCAACTACAGATAAAGAAAAACAAGCAAAGATTGAAGACAAGATTGTTAAAAAAGAAGAGCAAAGATTAGATGGCCAAAAAAAATTAAAAGGAGAGTTAACAGCCATCTTAAAACAGCAGGCAGCAGACTACAAGCTAGCTCAAAAAAAGAAATCTGAAGCTGAATATTTAACTTCTTTAGAAACACAAATTACTGAAAAATATAAAGATGACCCTGTACAAAAGAATTTTTTAAGCACACTTTCTGCCAATACAAATAAGGTTGCAGATAGAACAGTTAGAATAAAAGTTCAAGCTTTAGTTGCAGCTGGATTTTTAGAACCATCACAAATGTCTAGCTTGTTAGATTTGTACAGTGGTGACGATGCCGCCTTAAACACTCAGCTCAACTTGGCTGTAAGAACAACCGACAGTGGAGTTTTGAAAGAGGTTATCGGATTTGTAACTAGTTTAGATAATAAAGATTATATTAAAAAAGCTTTGTTTGAAAAGGTAATTGCTGGAGATTCTGTTGAGTTGATGTCTACTCTTAACTCTTTGGCAAAGTTAAATAATAAAGAGGTAAGCGTTAAAACATTTTTTGAAGATCCAAAGGCTTTAGAAAACTTAGATCTACTACAGGGCAAACTTAGCAAGATTAAAGAAATTGATTCTCCTATTACTGCAAAAGTTTTAGCAGAAACAGAACAAATAGGTGACATCAAGCTTGGCCCATTAGCGGATATATTTAAAAAATGGGAAGGCCTCGATCCAAAAATTACAAGAACAATTGTTGCACAATATGTAACTATTGCCTCTTTAATCGGTACCCCCGAAGCAATTGCTAGCTTAAAGGCACGGGGAGTATTAGCTCCGCTTGGTCCAAATGGTGAAAACTATACCCCCACACAGATTGAGGCAGAGAAAGGAAGAATGGCTGCCGAATTTACACCGCAGGCGGTTGCAGCAATGATAGCAGCCAATACTCCTAAAAATCTAGGCGATGGCGATGGCAATAAAACTACAAGAACTTATTCTGAAATTAATGACTTATTAAAACAAATTAAATTCTTAAGAGATGCATCTGTTAATGCTGAAGGCAAACTTAAAGAATTAGCAAATGTTACAGCTGGTAAAGGAATAACTAAAATTACTGGTGTTATTCAACAGTTAATGAAGGGTCCAAAAGGCGGATACAATAGAGACTTTATCTCATGGCTAGAGAGTATGGATGAGGCTACACGCAAAACCTACATGTCTGTAAATAAAGCTGGAAAAGTTATATTAAGTACTGAAGGTAAACAGGCAAAAGAGTTATTCAATGAAGCTTCATTTGGAAGAGCGTATAATAGAGAAAACACAGTTGCTCAAGATAGTCTTGCCCAAGCAGCTGCTCTTGTTAAATTAAAAACAGCTGGGTTTGACACAGCAAAAGCCTTAGAATTAGTTGCAGATGCATCGTTTGCGGTATCTGTTAACTCTGGAAACATTACTCCAGAGGAACTAAAACTTCTTAAAGAAGAAGCTATAAGAGCAAAGAAAGAAGTAGCAGCGCTTGCTCTAGAACTTAAGACAGCTGCAGAAGGATCACAGCAAGGCTTAACCGATATAACACAAAAACTTAGAATTTTGTCTGGACTAAAAGACAGGTACAAACTAACCTCTGATCAAAGAGAAGCCATTGTGTCACAAAGTAAGGGAACTCTAGATTCTCTTGAAGGCTACCTTGCTGGGAAAATTACGGGACCAGCAGGGGATGCAATTAAAAAAGATTTAGAAAAAATTCTAAACAGTGTTCATCCTATCCTTGATGGCACCCTTAATCTTAAGGTGCAAGTTGATGGACTTCAGGCAGCAAGAGATGCGTTCTCAGATATTCAGAATAGGTTTAATGATTTCTTTAATGCTAAAAGATCTTTAGTTGCATCAAAATATAGAAAAGATCTAAATGCAGCACAAGACAAGTTAGACCCTAATGTAAAAGGATCGGCTGGAGCAAATGCTAAAGCAGCACAAGACGAGCTTACCGCTGCTCAAAAAGCAGTAGATGCAGCCAATAGAGCCAATGATAAAAAAATCAAAACTATAAATGATAATGCTGAAAAAGAACTTCGTGTTTTAGAAAAAACAGTTAAAGAAAAGAAAGCTGCTTTAGATAAAGCAAATAAAGACTTAAAAGATGCCGAAGACAAAGCAAACATCGAGCAAGATAGATATAACGTACAAATGGAATATGATAGTTATTTTGCAGCAGATGGAACTGTCAACGATGGTTTTACTAAAAATGCTAAAACTGGTGTAACTAATCCCCGTTCTATTGAATTTTTACAAAGAAATATTGATACTAATCAAAGAGAATTAGAAGAAAAGGTCAATAGACCTTTGGAAGATGCTCAAAGATCTCTAGCTGACTTTGAACGCAAGATGCAAAAAACATATACCGATAGAATTGACGCATTGCAAGAAACCTCATCTGCATATTCCGATGACCTAACACTTATTGATCACGCAGCAGAGGCAATTAATAAAAAATATGATCTTCAAGAAGAAGCACTTAATAAAATTTCTGCAATTAATGATCAAATTATTTCACAACAAAAAGATCAGCTAGACCTTGCTAGTGCAATTAGTTCTGGAGACATAGGCGCAGCAGCAAAAGCAATGCAGCAGATTCAAGCATCCCGTGTTTCTGGTATGGCAAAGACACAACAGGATGCTCTAACTGCATCAAGAGAGTCTGAGATTTCTGGGTTAACATCACGTGGTTTAACTAGAGAGCAAATTGAAGAAAAACAATGGAATATATCAAGAGAAATTATTCAAATAGAAAAAGACTCTTTACCTTTACAAGAAAATATTGAAATCATAAAAGAACGAATTTATGAGCTAGAACAAAAAAGAGAAAACTATTTAAAAGGAATACAAATCCTTGAAGATGAAATTTATGCAAAGACATTAGCACGACAAGTTGCACTTGATGCAATTACAAAAAAAGAAATTGCATTAAAACCATTACAAGATGCTGCAAAGGCTGCTCAAGAAGATTACGACGATGCCGAGGAAAATTATAATGATGTTGTAAAGGCTAGAGATGAAGCTTTAAGGGCTTTAGAAATAGCACATACTGATGCTATGGTCGATCTTGAGACTAGACTTACTGCTGCTGAAGATGCATTGATCATTGCCAATGACGCACTTGCTGCTGCTCAAGCAGCAGTTGATGAAATACAAGGCAAGATAGATGAAGAACTTGGTAAAATTACAGAGCTGGAAGATAAATTCTTGGCAGTTCAAGATGCAATTTTTGGCATGACTTCAAACCTGTTTGACTTTACAACTGAGTTAGAAGCTGCTCTTGTAGCAGCAGAAAATCTTGCAGCTCAGTTAGCCAAAGATGCACAAGAAAAGAAAGATTTAAACGATGCTGCCCCTGGGTTAGCAAAAGACAAATATACTGCTGCCTTAAAAGCAGAAAAAGATTTCTCTGATTCAGTCGGCAGAACTACGGCATTTATTAAAAGCCTTCAAGACAAGGTTTTAGACGGAGTTACTCTAAGCTATGAAGAATTTTATGGTCTAGAGAGAGCCATGAAAGAACTTCCAGGATTACTTTCTAAGCTACAAGACCTGCAGCGTGATACTGCTGAAGCTCAAGAAGCATATTATCAAATACTGCTTAAAAACCCCGCAACTAAAAAAGATGCACTAAGGTTTAGATTGCAGACAGACAAAGCATTTGCACTTAGCCCTGAAGGAATGCAGGCTGCAAGAGATTTAGATGCCGAAGATAAGAAACCAGTTGTACCTCCTGTAGTACCTATGACCCCAGCCGAGCTTAAAGAAAGAATTGCTAAATGGAGAAAAAACAATCCTTGGGCAGCCTCAATCCCAGATTCAGCAATTCCAAATATGCTAGGCTTCTCTTCAGGAGGAATGGTTCTCAAGTATATGGCTCAGGGTGGCTTTACTCGTGGATCAGACATAGTTCCAGCTATGCTTACCCCAGGAGAGTTTGTAATGAGCAGATATGCCGTTTCTACCCATGGTGTAGATAAAATGAAAGCCATGAATAACGGAGATTCAATTGGCGACGCAGTGTATAATTATAGTGTAAACGTAAATGTTAAATCTGATGCTAACCCAGATGAAATTGCAAGAGCAGTAATGATGCAAATCAAGCAAGTTGATGGTCAGAAAATTAGGGGGAATAGATTCTAATGCCTACAATAAATGATGCTAATACAGCATACCTTCAAGGTAGAAAGAAGTATGGCAGACCACAAGGAATGCTTTGGTCAGAAAATGCAGGGACCCTAAAAAATGGAATCTATGTACCATATGGATTTGAAATAGGATCTGGAACTACAGAAACAGATACAACTCTAATCAATCAGTTTATGATCCTATCTGATGATAATCGTGATGCTATCAATATACAATCATCAAGAATTGAAAAGCGTGAAAGAATGATTAATGGTCGTATGAGGTCTTATCATATTGCTGACAAACTAACTATTTCTACATCCTGGAAAAATCTACCCTCACGCTCATTTGCCCTAGCACCAGAGTTTAATTCTTCAGGTGCCTCTGTAATAACAAGCGTGTCCCAGCAATACACTACAGATGGTGGAGCAGGTGGAGTAGACATCCTTGACTGGTATGAAAACCACAAAGGTTCTTTTTGGGTATACCTTGCCTATGATAAAAAATCTAATTTTGGAACTGATGATAATTCATACGCTCATCTTAGTCAGTATAATCAGTTAGTACAAGTATTTATATCTGACTTTAATTATTCAGTAGTAAAACGTGGATCAAACAACTATGACTTTTGGGATATTGATATCACACTGGAAGAAGTGTAATGTTTACTAATTTAGAGTTACAAAACCATTTAGAAACTTCCTCAACAATTAAAAGTCAGTCTGCAATTATTGCAGAATGGAACATGAACATACCAACAAACATATACACAATAGGAAACTATCGCTATAGAAAAAATGATACAGGCTCAATCTATAGCGCTATCCCTAATGAATTTTTTAAAAATGATGAAGGAAATAATTACACTAAGGCTACAGATGCAGATATTGTAATTGATGGAGGTTTTACCGATAATGATTTACCAACAACTCTAACATTAAATAAAGACAAGCTAAAAATGCTTTACTCTTTAGAAGATTGTTTTAAACCATTCCGACCAAGATCAGGCATTAATAAGGCTGCTTATTTCCCAGGATCACATTTGCATAACGCCAATTCTGAAATGGCAAAAAGACCAAGATATTATATGCCAGATAAAAATGATACCTTTAAGTATTGGACTTCATTTAGAACAGAGGGAGAAGGCGTATACGGAATTTCTAATCAACAAGTATCTGGACAAAATGCTATAGATGATACAGCACCCTTTATTGTTTATGAAAACAATGTTCCTGCCAATAGGGTAGTGGTAAAGATGCAAACTCATGTCGGAGACATTAACTTAGGACCATTTTCAAATAAATCTGGCTCGTTTAATGATCCATATTACGGAGATGCCAACAAAGCAACTCCAATTAATTGGAAAGTTCAAACCCTTAAGGGTGACAAATGGGTAGACATTGCGGTATTTAATCAAAACACAAAAAGAAAAGATGGAACAGATATCATTAAATCTGATGGATACGTAGAGTTATCTTATGGATTACAAGTTCCAGATAAGTTTGCAGACAACTTTGTTTATTCAGAAACATACTCATCGGTTAACTTACTCCCAGATAAAACAATTACGGGGTACGCCTATCTAATTCAAGAAAATGAAAATGATCTTGGAGATTTTTATGTTTGGACTGGAGAGGCCTACGAGGTATTTTCTCCAGAATATGGCTGGGCATTAGAAGAAGAGACTGTAGATAGACTAACAAACTTTGTTACAGATTTATCTGCTCCAGTCCTATACACTAATCCAGTTGACGGATCACAAAGATACAGAGAGTTTGAATATTTAAGAGGAATTAGATTAGTTGTTGAAACAATGAATAAGCCTAATTGTACTTTTGACCTAATCGAAATCTCTCCAAGATTAACAGTAAATCTTACTGATAAGACCCTAGCCTATTCTGTTAATAAAACTGCTTCAGATTTAGGTGTAAGTGGAATGCCTGTTGGTCAACTACTTGCTTCAAATGGATCAGTTGAATTATTTGATTACGACGATGCCTTTAATGAAAACAATTCTTTAAGTATTATTAAAAACTATATTTCACGACACATACAGTTTAAATTTTATGAGATCATCTTAGACGTTGGAGGATATGATTATTATATTCCAATTAAAACAATGTATTCAGATGGTTTTCCAACAAACGATAATTCTAGCAAAACTGTAAGCATTGAGCTACGAGATATGTATTTTTATTTAGAGTCTCTGACTGCTCCACAAATTCTATTAACAAATGTTTCTGTTAGCTCTGCAGTTTCTTTATTGCTTGACTCAATTGGATTCTCTAATTATATTTTCAAAAGAGTGGCTAACGAATCTGAAGTTACTATTCCATTTTTCTTTATTAAACCAGACACAAACATTGCAGAGGTTCTACAAAGTATTGCTGTGTCAACTCAAACAGCAATGTTCTTTGATGAATATAATAATTTTATTATGATGAGTAAAGACTACATTATGCCAACTGCTTCTCAAAGAGAAACAGACCTTACTCTTTACGGATCATCTGACATGGAAGATAGTTCTGTGTATCAAAATAAAACAACAAAAAATAAAATTGCTAATATTTTAGAAATTTCTTCTCAGGATAATCAGGTTTATAATGATGGAGTTATTAACTATACTTCAAGATATATTCAAAAATCTGAAGCATCTGTTCAGCAAGCAATGCTTGTAGACGATTCTAAAAATTGGGTTTATAAGCCAGCACTTCTGTGGGAAGTAACTGGAACAGAAAAAACAAAATCTATTAATGATGAGTCTGGATCATCTACCTATACACTAGCAGCAATTCCACTAAACTCAAACCTAACTGATGAAGTTCCTAAAGTTGTAAATAATTTATTAGTTAACAATATATTAGATTTAGGCGAAGCGGTTTTTTTCCTAAGCAGAAATAATGGATATTTTTATAGCAATGGTGAAGTTATAAAATTTGATGCAGTAGAATATAACATTCCAGGAGCAGAAAAAATTGTTGTTTCTGAAGGCGAAAACGGTCAGCTTGTTTATAATACAACCACTGTTGGTCAAATAGGTAATGTTTGGATTACAAACTCTCAGGAATACGAAAGATATTTTTCACAACTTGCCTTTAACGGTAAAATTTATCCAACAGGAAAGGTTCGCATTTACTCTGAGCCAAACTATGAGGAAGTATCTGGAGTACTTAGATTAAAAAATGGCCCAGTAGCAAAACATGGTAGAGGACAGTTTGGAACAAAGGCTGTAGAGCACTATGCTGGAATAAATCCTTACTGGTTTAATAATGACTACATACGTGGCTGCTCTATGAAATCAGAATATTTGTTTTCAGAAAAATGGTTAGGATCTACAACCCTTGGCGATGCAGGAATTAATAATCCTCTTGCACAAAAAACCACAAGAAATAGCATTATTAAAAACATTCTGTCTTCAACTTATATACCAGAAAATGAAACTAATACTTTACGTACTGCAAAAAGTGGATCAGTTCAAGCATCTGCTCTAGTGATGAATGGGCCTTCATTTACAACTACTGAAAAACCGAGAGATTTTATTTCCTATGTTTATAAGCCTTTGGATAATAGGTATAAACATTTTGGTACACGAATGAGAATTATTGGAAAGCTGCAGAACAATGAAAGTAACACCCAGACCGCAGTTGGAAATACAACCTACTATACTGTAGATGGAACAACTCCAGATAAAACAATTAATATTTCTGGTGGCAGTGGTGGATTAGCTTTTCTGCTAAACCCATCTAATAACAATGGGTATTACTTTGAAATAATTGGCTTAGGATCAGAAGGCTTTACTAAAACCAATTCAGTCAACGTAAACAATATTATGTTCTATAAAATTAAAAAATCGGGTAATGATGCAATTCCAGTAAAGCTATGGGAAGGGCTAGGGGCAATTAATGTTGATCCTGGCCTATTTACTGGTCTAAACAGAATGACTGGTGATGAAACAATAAGTGTCTATGACCTTTCTGTAGAATATGTTGATAATGGATCAATTAGAACTTTCTATTTGTATATAAATAATAATCTAATTGCTACAGTTGCCGACTCAGATCCACTCCCAACATATAATAATATGGCTATGTTTGTTAGAGGATCTTCAAAAATTATGTTTGAAAATATTTATGCTATTACAAATAATTACGCACAGAATAGTGCTTACTCTTTAAACACTCCTGTGAATTCAATATTTAATGATGGAGAAATAAATGTAAATGAAGCATTTAGAAAATATTCTATGAGTGGAGTTGTTCAAGGAACACATCTTTCTGGAATTAGTCCAAGCGATACTCCAGCCTATAATATTTATTTTGATGAATTTGGAAGCATAATGAGAGAAGCAGCAGCTTTTAATATTAAATATGACAAGGCTTACCCAGCCTTATTTGCTAAGATAACTCCAACCTATAACCGTGTTAAAGGCTATACAGTTTCTGGTTTTAGGGCAGGATCTTATGGAGCAGAGTTCTTAATCTTTAATGCTACAGACACAATCATAACTCTTGATCAAGCAAATGGAAACTATCTACAGATTCAAGGTATAACATTTACTCAGCAATCTTCAGATGGTTTAACTGTTGATAAGTATTTTTCTAAGAATAGTGATTTTTCAAACCCACAGTTTATAGGAAATAATTTAATATCATCCCCCTTTAAAGTTAAAAAAGATTATGAAGATATTAAGCTGAGCAGAATGACCTATGGTAAAAAAGATTTCTCATTAGATGTTGAGTATATTCAAACAGATGATGATGCAAACAATTTGATGAAGTGGATTATTTCAAAGATAATGAAGCCAAGAAAATCTATTGGAGTTAAGGTATTCTCAATGCCAATTTTACAGCTCGGAGACATTGTAAGTGTTGACTATAATCAAAACGGTATTGACATAGTGGGTTCCGCAGATAAAAGGTTTGTAGTGTATAATATTGAATATAGTAAATCTAAGGATGGCCCAGATATGTCTGTTTATTTAAGTGAGGTTTTATAATGGTAGACGCAGTAGCAAACTTAGCATCATCAACAAGCTCTACCTCAAAGCCTGCAATCAAGGCAGCAACTCCAGAGTTGATTAATTTTTCAGATGTTAAAATAGACGAAGCAACAGCGCAAGCAATGATAGACCTTGTTTTTGAAGACATCGGTGGGCAAGAAATGATTAGTATTGTCCGAAACGATTTAGTCAATGGTCAAAATCAAAATCGTCAAACAATAAAAAATCTATCTAGAATTAATCTAGACTATAATCCAAACAACATTTTAAGCTTACAGGATACCTCAGCTTCATATTTTGCTAATTTTCCAATTAAGTTTGAAGAAAAAGTTCCAGACAAAGGCTTTGGTCCTAACGGTGAAATTGTTTACCTTGAGGAAAGTACAGGAAATATAATTATTAGCGTAATCAACATTAACCCAGACGAGCAAATAGAAGTTCAGATACTTAATAATGGATCAATTTTTAGTAAAACAAAATATGAGGTGGATTAATAATGATAACTAATACTGGTAAAGGTATTTTAGCAAAATATTTAGTTGGGCAAGCCCCAGCTTATGCTTCATACATTGCTCTTGGATGCGGACCAAAACCATTTCCTGAAGGATACGACTTTGCATCACCTACTAACGCATCAACCATTGCAGCCATGCAATCTAGAGATAGTCTGGAATTTGAGATGTTTCGTGTTCCTATTACTTCTAGAGGCTATGTTGTAGAAGAAGTTACTGTTGACAGTGTTGTTCAAAAAATATCTAAAATTGTTTTAACGGCAGAACTTCCTACAGAAGAAAGATATGAAATATCAGAAGTTGGCATTTTTTCTGCGGGAGCTAATTCTGCAGCAGGAGCATATGACAGTAAGGTAGTAAGTTCATTCAACACAACAGAAAATTGGGAATATCACTCAGGCTCTGCTGCTGAAAAAATTCCTACAATTTATGCTCCGTTAGATGATAATGATGATAATGTTATTACTGGAAATTATAAGATTAACCCTACTACTAAACAATACGATGATAGCGATACAGGTGTTGCGGTAAATACTCCAGCAATTCAAACAAGTGCAGATAACAGAATTTTTACTTATCCTGACAGAACTTCAAGATATGAAAATTGTAGATTTTTAAACAATGTAATTATGATTAAGGGAAACACTTCTACCTTATCAACAGAATCTGTTGGTGATACAACTCGCCTAAAGGTAGAAGCAAATTCAAATCATATTCATTTAAGTGGAGTGACTTTAGATTTTAATAATAATTCAGGAACAGATGAGTTAAGATTAGCATTTTCGGTAATAAACCGAGATGGCGCTGACGACGCAATAGTTCCAGATGAAGTTAGAATAATGGTAGAGTTTTCAAATTCAGATGCTCAAGACACTGGCGTGTGGGCTAGATTTGAAGCTATTCTAACTGCCGCTAATTATGATTTTGAAAATAACAGATACTATGTACACGTAAATCAATTACAGCAACTAAGAAAAAGCTCGGCTTTTAATTGGAACGAAATTGATATTATTAAAATTTTTGGATGTGTTATAAATAATGCAGTACCATCTCCAGACTTTTATATTTGTTTAGACGCTTTACGCTTAGAGAATGTTAGTACAACAAATTCATTGTATGGTTTAAGTGGTTATTCTATTATTAAAAATAGTGATGCAAAAACAATAACTAAATTATCAAACACAACAAACTATGTAGAATTTAGATTTACAGTGGATGTTCAATAATGGCAGATCCTGGAGCAAAGAAGGTAACAGTTTTAAAATCTGACATTGTGTTGATGTCTGGCGCAGATCAAAGTTATACAATAAGATATAGGATTGTTTCTGAAGATAAAAACAGAACTTCTCATTGGTCACCAAAGTACAAACTAAGTTTAACACCCCTTAATCCAATAGTAAGTCCAAGACCTCATGTAGTTACTGTTGCTAATGGCGCCATTAATTGTGTTTGGGAACAGACCCAAGGCCTAAGTGCAGAAAAGTATGACGTTTATATAAATTGGGCAACAGATCCAGCAGAGCCTGTATGGGAATATTCATCTACAGTTACGTCTCCATCATTTCAAATAATTAAAAGATCTACTGCAAGCAAGGTACAAATTGCCGTACAGGTTCCAACCTTTCCTAAAGAAAGATTTACAGGATCGACTTTATTTGTGTCTGCTCAGTATAGCGTTTAGTGGTATAATAGAATAACTATGGCAAAACTAAACCTACCAGACAGAGGCCAGCCTCTAGACGTAACCTATATCTATAAAATGGCAGAAGCAATTAACGATATTGCTTTACAAGTATCACCAACAAACTCTAAATACTTAACAGTAGATGCAGGGGCCAACGGCAAACAAAATAGAAGAATTTCTGAATCAAGAATTTTAGGTGGCTATAAAGAAATCATCGGTGGCGGATCAGTTATATCTGGCCAAGAAATATCTTTCACTTATGACTTTGGTGTTGAATTTAAATTTGCTCCAATCGTAACTGCTACAATTGTGAATGTAACAGATAGACCTGCAGGAAAAAATGTTTCAGTAATATTAAAATCTCCAAGTACTTCTAAGGTTGATGGTGTTGTAAGATTTAATACAGCGGGAGATCTTACCGTTGGAGTTAATTTAATAGTTATTGGTATTCCTAATTAATGCTAAAATGTAAAAAATGTAAAGGCAGGATGTTAATTGATAGAATTTATAGCTCTCCAACGCACCTTGAAACCTATTGCCTTATGTGTGGCAATAGAGCTTTCTTTACTCCACCCGAAAAAACATCAGAGGGTTCATGGCTACTAAAAAAGGAACAACAGAGAGCGAAGGCTACAATCTCCTCCCTATAATCCCTGGCAATAAAAAGGTTTGGTTTTTAAATGGGGATTTAGTAAGAGTTCATCACTTTAATAAGTCTAACGGGATTATGTCTGTTTATAATATTACAAAAGATCAGATTGAAAGTTGTTTAATTAGTGAGTTTAAAAAGAAAAGAGAAAAAGCATACACTGTTGGTGAGACTGCTGATTTAGTTAATCGTCATAAAAAATATATGCCAAGATTAATGAAGAAAGGTTTGATACCTTTTCCAACTGGTTCACAAAAAGGCGGGTCAAGAGGATGGCAAGTACGATCATATTATTCAGAATCGCAAGTAAAAGAGATACGTGATATACTAGCAATGAACCATATTGGCAGACCAAGAAAAGACAATTTAATAACAAATGACATTACTCCCACCAAGCAAGAGTTGACAAGGCGTATGGGAGAAGGTATACTTACATATACGAGAACTGATGATGGGAGATTTATTCCAATTTGGAATGAGTCTATTTAACGAAGGGTATAAAATGGAAAACGATTTAACTAAGGTATCTGTAACACTTGGATACACACTAAACTTGGGAAACTTTCAATCACTAAGACTTGATCTTGGCATTGTAGATTCCAAGCGTGGAGAAGAAAGTACAAACGATGCTTTTGAGCGTGTCTATAAATTTGTTGAAGACAAGCTTGCTGAAAAAATTAACGAAGCAAAAGCTGAAATTAACGAATAGTGGCAGAGCGCAAAGACCGAATGGCTTTGCTTTCACGCTACAGTAAATACCATACTGCAAAGTATGAGCAAAAGCCATCACTAAACTTAAACGTAGAACAATGGGCAGCAGATGCCCTTGTAGAATCATATGGTGTATCAGGTTGTTACGATATACTTGAATATTACTTTAAGGTTGCAGAAAATCCTTCATGGAATTATTTTGCTTACAATGCAGAAAAAATTTTACAGGCACAAAAAGATAAAGCAAGAGATGACAAAGAGAGAGTAGAGCGTAGACAAATGGCAAGGGAGTGGCTAAGTGAATAACACAGAAGCAAAACTAATTTCCGCAGTCTTAAGTGATAAACAAGTTCACGTTCTTCTTCAGGCAAATGTAGATAACCTACTTAGAACTCATAATGATGTTTGGAATTTTATAAGAAATTATTTTGAGCATAATAGTTCTGTTCCACCAATGGAGTTGGTAGTAGAAAAGTTTAGAGACTTTCAGCCTATTCCAGGTATTGGCGCAACTAAACATCATCTTGAAGAATTACAGTCAGAGTATTTAACTGACAGCCTTAAAGATATCATTCGCACAGCAGCCTCAGAAATTCAAACTGGTAATGGTGGAGAAGCACTTGATCAACTAATTACTAAAACATCTGAGTTAAAGAAAAATACATCAGCGATTCGTGACATTGATGTAACAGACCTTGAATCAGCAGTAGCATACTTTGAAAACCTAAAGGCTCAGCAGGCAGCAGGGCACGTTGGAATTAAAACCAACCTTCCAGGATTTGATAACTACTTGCCTTCTGGAATTATGCCAGGCCAGCTAGGAGTCTTTTTAGCATACCCAGGCATAGGAAAGTCGTGGATGGCGCTATACTTTGCTGTACAGGCCTGGAAACAGGGTAAAACACCCCTTGTAATCTCTCTTGAGATGTCAGAAACAGAAGTTCGTAATCGTGTATTTACTATTATGGGTGAAGGTCTTTGGTCTCACAGAAAGCTTAGTAATGGTGAGGTTGAAATGGACATGTTAAAGATGTGGCATGCTAAGCATTTACAGGGTAAGCCAGAGTTTCATATCATTTCAAATGATCAAGGTGGAGAGATTAACCCATCAGTTCTTCGTGGAAAGATTGATCAGTACAAGCCAGACTTTGTAATCGTTGACTACCTTCAGTTAATGGCTCCTAATCAGAAGTCAGATAATGAAACGGTACGAATGAAGAACCTTTCAAGAGAACTTAAACTAATGGCTATTGGC